AGCCCCTTATGCCATTAAATTTAGAGAATGGTCAAAAGGTAAGACATGGATTCAAATTCCACTTTGGATTTTTATACTATGGTTATTAGGGTTTGCTAATCCTTATTGGTGTGTATACCCAGTTTGTTGGATTCAAGGAAGTTAAATGAGAAAAAAGATTGACCCCTATTTACTAATTGTTACAATGGAAGAATGCGGAGAATTAGTACAAGCATGTTCCAAAGTATATAGACACGGCAATAAAAAAAGAGATAGAAAATTATTATCTCAAGAAGTCGGAGATGTATTAGCTATGATGAACTTACTTTGTGAGGAAGGATTAGTTGATATGAAAGTAGTAAATAAAAAAAGAATTCAAAGAGAACAAAAACACAGAAAATAGGAGTATTAAGTGAGAAAGTGGCACCACATATTGTGGGGAAGTAAAGAAGAAGAAGAACTTGTAAAACAACAAGTAGAAAATTCACCTGACCCAGCAGATTTAACAATAGAAAATGCTTATAAAACAAGATGGATATGGTATCATACTATTCTTGCAGGTTTAATGTTTTTTGCAAACATAATTATGTTAGCAATTTTCCTTTTACTTGCAATAAAGTTATGATAATAATAAAAGATAATGTATTTTCCAATGAGGAAATGTCTAGGCTTGACGATTTAAGAGCACAATGGCGTGTGCCCAACTATCAAGAGTGGTATACCAAAGGACATAACTGGGATTTATCTTGGTTCTGTAATAAATTGCTTGATGAAGCAAGTACAAAACTAAATTTTGAATATAACCACTATGAATTTTGGCCGCACACGAACACTAGACCATTAAGTTGGCATTATGATAAAAACGAAAAAAAGAGTGATGAGGGATTGGAAGACGAGTATCCTGAATGCTCTATAGTATTTTATCCTATTGTAGACGATAATTTAGTAGGCGGAAAGCTTATGTTCAAAAATGGATTATCGATTCCACCAGAACGGAACAGAGTAGTTATATTTTCTGCTGGAATATTACATACCGTACAACCTTTTCGAGGAAAAAGGATTTCTTACAATATAAACCCCTGGCGCATAGAATGAAAGCAGTATTAAGTAACAGAATATTCATGGAAGTGAATAATAATTTGCAGTCGAAAATCGATGAAGAACTTACTTATGCAATACCGCCTCGTAATCCGTTAGACCCGCCTTTCATTATAAAGAATATGGGAGTAGTTAGAAGTGGGTTAGTAACATTACCAATCGGAAGAACGGATTTGATACCAGAGGATTACGAAATAGTAGACAAACGCGTATATGCACCGACAGACGAATTAGAATTTGGTTTCGATTTACGTGCTTCCCAGGCTGCGGTTTATGACGAGGTTAAAGACAGCTGTATAATTAACGCTTGGGTAAGCTGGGGAAAGACATTCACTGCGTTAGCTATCGCAAATAAGCTACGACAGAAAACATTAGTAGTAACTCATACTTTACAACTACGATCTCAGTGGGAAAAAGAAGTAGAAAAAGTATTTGGAATTACGCCTGGAGTCATAGGCTCTGGAAGGTTTGAAACAGACCCACCTATTGTTATAGGTAATGTTCAAACACTATATCGTAGAATAAACGATATAAAAGAAGTTTTTGGAACACTTATATTAGATGAAATGCATCATGTTAGTAGTCCCACATTTACACGACTAATAGATGCTAGTAAAGCAAGATATAAGATTGGTTTAACTGGTACAATGGAAAGAAAAGATGGACGCCATGTTATCTTTCGAGATTACTTTAGTAATGAAGTATTTAAACCACCAAAAGAAAATTATTTAGTACCAATAGTAAATATTCTAAAATCAGGAATTAGATTTCCTGATGGTCATAAAGTACCTTGGGCTAGTAGAATAAATGCTATTGCGTACAACTGGGAGTATCAAAATATGATGTCCGTTCTTGCTGCAAGTTATGCTGCAAAAGGGCATAAAGTACTCGTAGTGTCAGATAGAGTAGACTTTCTAAAACAATGTTATAAACTTGTGGGAGAAAATGCTATTTGTGTGACTGGAGATGTCCCTCATGCAGAGAGGCCTCCCTTAATTAAACAAATTTATGGAGATAAAGATATTCTTTTTGGAACACAAAGTATCTTTTCTGAAGGTATTTCACTTGATTGTTTAAGTTGTATTATATTAGCAACTCCAATCAATAATGAACCACTACTAACACAATTAATTGGTAGGGTAATAAGGGTATATGAAAATAAACTTCAACCCGTTATAGTGGATATACACTTAGAAGGTAAAACTGCAAGACGACAGGCAAATGCGAGAATGGGATACTATATGAAACAAGGTTATGAAGTTAAAACGATTTAACATTCGAAAAATACTTCTTGACAAAAGGTTAAATTTTTGATATAATGATATTCTATAATTGGAAAAAGATTTTAAAAGAGAGCAACGGGAAAGTTGGTGACATACTAGCTATCCTGGACATTCTAACATATCAAAAGCTTCCAGTCAATAGAAAGGATAGACGATTTAGATTCTGGCAGAAAAGTTTTCATGGCGATAGCTTTCTGTTACAACCAGAAGCCTTGTTTATTCAGAGAACTAGGTATTCAGATAAAGAGATTGCGCAGTATGCCGGTATCGCTTCCCTGCGTAATTACTTTGATTACCAAAGTAGGAAAGATACCACACTAGACCTGATGTGCTTTACAGGCAATCAGGACATAATTAACCAAAACAGATTACTTTGGATTGAAGATGATAGGATTCATTTTAAATTTGAAGAAATCAAGAATCTTAAGGAGCTAGAATGGCATTAACATTTAATAAATTAAAGGGCGAAGCCCAAAAAGGAAAAATCGAAAGCTACACATATGTAGAGGGCGATAACGTTGTCAGAATGGTTGGCGATGTATGTGCAAGATATGTCTACTGGATTAAAGGTGAAAATGATAAAAACATTCCTTTCGAGTGTTTATCTTTTGACCGTGAGAAAGAGGCATTTACTAATCTTGAGAAAGATTGGGTAAGAGAATATTACCCTGATCTTAAGTGCGGTTGGTCATATGCAATCCAATGCGTTCATGGCGGTAAAGTAAAAGTTTTAAATCTAAAGAAAAAACTTTTAGAACAGATTTTAGTGGCGGCAGAAGATTTAGGAGATCCTGCTGACCCAGAAACAGGTTGGGACGTACACTTCAAAAGAGTGAAGACTGGCCCAATGGCTTACAATGTTGAGTATCAATTACAAGCATTGAAGTGCAAATCAAGACCATTAGATGAGGCAGAAATGGAACTTATCAAAGACCTAAAGTCTATGGACGAAGTTCTTCCAAGACCTACACCTGATGCGCAAAAAGAATTGCTTGACAGAATCAGAGCTGGTTCATCAAACTCAGAAACTGACGAGTCTATAGATGAGGAGTTTCAGACATCATGAGTAAATTCAAGTACAGATTCATAGGACAAAAATTTCCTGAATTTGAATTAACTGGAGTTAACGCAGATAATGAGTTTGAAACCATTAATAGCTGGGATATGAGCGATTGGTCTGTTATTTATTTCTATCCAAAAGATTTTACATTCATTTGCCCAACTGAAATTGAGGCAATGGACATCTTACTGCAAGAAACTAATGAAGTTTTTGGCATAAGTCCAGATAATGAATTTTGTAAAGTTACTTGGAAAGAAGCTAATGGTATGATTAGAAATATTCAACATACTTTAGTAGCAGACTGTGGAAATGTATTAGCAGAGCAGTTAGGTATAGTAAGTGATGAAAACGTACCTTACAGAGCTACTTACATACTCGATCCAGAAGGATTTATACAACATGTATCTGTAAACGCACTTGATACAGGAAGAAATGCTGACGAAATATTAAGAACTCTACGAGCTTTAAAAGCTGGTGGATTAACTGGTTGCCAATGGGAACCAGGAGATAGTTTCGTAGCATGATTCTATTCACAGCAGACTGGCATATAAAGCTAGGACAAAAGAATGTGCCCATACCTTGGGCATGTTCTCGCTATGAATTATTCTTCGAGCAAATTCGAGAATTAGAAAACAGAGAGGACGTCCATCTTCATATTATAGGAGGCGATCTATTTGACCGTATTCCTTCGATGGACGAACTCACTCTTTACTTTGACTTTGTAAAAGGTGTAAAAGTAGAAACGATTATATTTGACGGTAATCATGAAGCTACAAAGAAAAATCATACATTTTTTACAAATTTAAAGAGAGTTACAGAAGAACTCAATCCAAAAGTAAAAGTTATAACAGAAACTT